CTACCGGCGACTCGCCGAAGCCGCGGACTTGCAGAGGATGCTTGACTTAGAGCGGTAAATTATCCGTTGTACTGGTGAATTGCACCCAGACGACTTTAGAGGCCTCGACCGTTAGCCGGCGGGGCCTCTGTCATGTCCGGAGTGGGAGGTCCAGTTGGGGAAGAACGCGGGCCGCTCTGGCGGACGATGGCGCGAACTCAAAGCAAACCAGCGGGCCAAGCGGCTGCCGTGCTGGATCTGCCAGCAGCCGATCGACTACCGCCTGCATTACCCGCACGAGGACAGCTTCAGTGTTGACCACTTCAAGCATCGCAGCACTCATCCTCACCTGGCCGAGGATCCGGACAACCTCCGGAGCGCGCACCTTCGATGCAATAAGTCCCGCGGCGATCGTAACTCCCAGCCTGACCTCGGCGACGTGGCCGGCGTCTGGTAAATCGGGCCTAGCCAGGGGGTAGGGGCGTCTGAATCCTTGCCGCTGAGGGCGCGGTCGACTTCGCCCGGTAGTGTCCTCCCCCTCCCCGTACCCCCCACCCCCCTAAGCGATTCCCGAACCCCGAGGAGGCCGGATCCGATGGATCAGAACATCGTCGACGAGGCCGTCGAGGCCGCCGCCGCGCTCGGCCGGAAGGTCGTCGTCCTGGCGACCAATCTCCGGAACGCTGACGCTCTCGCCCGCCGCTTCGAGCTGGCCGCCCCGGAGGCCTACGTCAGCGGAATCTCCCGCATTGCCGGCCGCCGAAAGATCGACTTTCACAGCGGCGGATCAGTCCGGTTCCTCTCGACCAATCAGTCCGGCCGCGGCCTCGCGGTCGACCGCATCATCGCCCCCAGGGACGCCTCGCCGGAGACCCTGGCGAACTTCATCCCCATGACGGCCGCCAGCGAAGACGGCCAGATCACCGGCTACTAGCCGGAGAGTCCGGAGCGGCGGGCCGGTGTCCCCCGCGCATAAGTGAATAGGCCGCACCCAAAGGCGGCCGGGGCTGTAACTCAGTGGCAGCAGTACCGGGCATGGCGCCCGGAAGTCGCAGGTTCGATTCCTGCCAGTCCCACGGCGGCCCCTGTGCCGCTCCCATGAGTAGGACCGCCGGGATCTTCCGCCCGGCAGGGCTGCGGAAGGCCGCGCTACGCGCTGCAGGCCCGGTATGCCGTTCGACCCGGCATCAGCCCACCACAAAGACTTGCGCGGCCGGCAGGGCTCCGGACGGTGCCTCGAGCCGGTCGCGCAACACGCCCGAGGAGGTAAGCCGATGGCACGGACCCGCCGCCGCTATACCGCCGAATACAAGCGCGAGGCCGCGAACCTGGTCCTTTCCACGGGCCGGGCGATCGCCGACGTCGGCCGCGAGCTGGATGTCCCCGAGCAGACCCTCGGCCGATGGGTCTACGACGCCCGCGAGGAGGCCGGCGAAGATCCCCGAGCCCCGCGCCGGGTCAACTTCACCGCCCCGGCCCTGCCGCCGGACCCGGTCGCGTTCCTCGCCTACGACGGCCCGACCCTCCTCGAGGAGGTCCGGGAGGCCATCAAGGCGATGCCGCAGATCACTGCCCAGGACAAGGGCCTCGTGGCGCTCGCCGAACGGTACGCGCACATAATCAGCGAGGTCTCGAAGAACGGCGGCCGGGAGGCCGTGTCCGTCATGTACCTGGGCCCGCACTTGTTCAACATGCTCCGGGAGCTGGGCGGCACGCCGATGCAGCGTGCCGGGGCCGGTAAGCCAGGCGAGAAGCCTAAGAGCCGGCTCGAGCTGCTCCGAGGAGGACGGGAGACCGGATAAGACATGCCAGCAGCTCCACGCGCCCGGCTCTACGGCTCCGAGGTCCCCCGCGTCTACACCCCGCCCCGGCGGGAACTGACCCGGGAGACGACCAAGGGCTTCGAGTGCATCGAGTTCGCCGAGCAGGTCCTCGATATCCAGCTCTTCCCCTGGCAGAAGTGGCTCCTGATCCACGCCCTCGAACTCAACGAGGACGGGTCTTTCCGATTCCGCACAGTCGTCCTGCTGGTCGCCCGGCAGAACGGCAAGTCGACGCTGATGCAGGTCCTCGCGCTCTGGCGTATGTACATGGACGCCGCGAAGCTGACGATCGGCACGGCCCAGAATCTCGACATCGCCGAAGAGGTCTGGCGCGGCGCCGTCGAGCTGGCCGAAGGCGTCCCGGAGCTGGCCGACGAAATCGCCCGGATCGACAAGACGAACGGGAAAAAGGCCCTCGAGCTTGAGAGCGGCGAACGCTACAAGGTCCAGGCCGCGAACCGCCGAGGCGGCCGCGGCCTCTCCGCCGACCTCGTCGTGCTCGATGAGCTGCGCGAGCATTCATCCTGGGACGCCTGGGCGGCTATCTCGAAGACCACGATGGCGCGATTCTTCGCCCAGGTCTGGGCCGTGTCCAACGCCGGGGATGCCTCCTCAATCGTGCTGCGGTTCCTCCGCAACATGGCACACATGGCCCTCGGGAACCCGGACGGCCTCGAGGACGTCGTCGTGCCGCAGCTCGACGAGGGCGACGAGGCGGACGCCGACTCGACCGGCCTCTTCGAGTGGTCGATGGCCCCCGGACGGTCCATGTGGGACCGTGCCGGATGGCAAGAGTCGAACCCCTCGATGGGCCACGTCCAGAGCCTTGAGACGGCCATCGCCGCCGCGGTCAAGGGCGAGCCCGAGGGCCTTGTCCGCACCGAAGTCTTCTGTCAGTGGCTCGATACGACCGCTGACGGGCCGTTCCCGCCGGGCCGGTGGGAGAAGGGCATCGATAAGAAGGCCAGCATCGAGGGCCGCTTCGCCTTCTGCGTCGACGTCTCCCACGACCGGACGACCGCCCACATCGCGGTCGCCGGCCTCAACGCCGAGGGCATCCTCACGGTGGCGGTCATCGCGACCCGCGCCGGCACGGGATGGGTCAAGGACTGGTTTAGCACCGTCCCCGACGGCCAGGAGTTCGCCCCGAAGGACAACCCGAACGACGTCGGCGTGACCCTGCAAGGCCGGGGAGCCCCGGTCTCCTCGCTCCTCGACGAACTCGAGAAGGTCGACGGCCTGACGGTATTCCCGTGGGACGGCTCCGATCTGTCCCGCTGGACCGGCATGTTCTACGACCGGGTCCGGGGCGTCGAGGAGGACGAGGACGGCGAGGCGATCCCGCCCGAGGACGTCGTCCCGCTGATCCGCCACCGCGGCCAACCGATCCTGAACCTCGCCGCAGCGACCGCCGTCGCGAAACCGTCCGGAGACGCCTTTTTCTGGGACCGGGCGAAGTCGCCCAACGATGCCGCCCCGCTGGTCGCCGTGACCGGCGCCGCCGGATGCTTCCTCGTCCACGGGCTCGGCCCGGTCGCGGTCAGCGCCTATGAAACCGAAGACCTGATGGTCGTCTAAAGGAGTACCCCCTATGGAGTGGATCGCCATCGTTGCCGCCTCGGCACTCGCCACCGTGACCTCGGCCGCCTGGCTTATGTGGTGGCGGCGCTGGGCTGACCAGCGGCGTGAGTCGTGGCGGGATGCCCTCACGGCCCGCCGGGTCGTTGTGAACCTCAAGTCGGGCCAGGCGGTCGCGGGCTACCTGGTCCGCCATCATGGCCCGCTGCTTTTCCTCCGCTCCGCGCAGCTCCACGAGCCCGGGACCGACCCGGTCGACATCGACGGCGAGATAATCATCGACCGCGCCGAGGTCGACTTCATCCAAGCACCATGACACAGAGGCGGTGACAGATGGCTTTCGTCGTCTCCCAGGGCCAGATCGCGGCCCTCTCGAAACCGTCCTTTGTCGGTACCAGCACGCTCCAGATCACGGACGACTACTCCGCGGACTATGCCGCCCTCTGGCGGGCGCACGGGTCCATCCGGACGGTCGTCGACTTCCTGGGCCGCAACATCGCCAGCCTCGGCCTGCACGTCTTCAAGCGGGCCGGGGACGCTGATCGGAAGCGGCTGACCGATCACCCGCTCGCGGACCTGATGGCCAAGCCGAACGCCTGGACGACCCGCTATGACTTCTTCGACGCGATGGTCCGGGACCTCGCGATCTACGACCGGTTCCTCGCCGTGAAACTCAAGTCGGGATCCGGCAAGGTCGCGCTGATGAGGATCCCGCCGACCATGTTCTCCCCCGTCGGCGGGACCTGGTTCATGGCCGAAGCCTTCGAGGTCAAGGGCTCCAAGGGGAAGCAGACCTACAAGGCCGACCAGGTCGTCTACCTCTCCGGCTATTCCCCCGAGGGCGACATCGGCGGAGTGTCCCCGATCGAGTCCCTCCGGGCCGTCCTCGCCGAAGAGTACGAGGCAGCCCGGATGCGCGCCCAGGTCTTCCGCAACGGGGCCCGCGCCTCCGGCTACCTCAAGCGCCCAGCAGGCGCACAGTGGACCCCAGAGGCCCGGGACCGCTTCCGGACCGGCTGGCGCTCCCAGTACACCGCCAGCGGCCCCCAGGCCGGCGGCACGCCGATCCTCGAAGACGGCATGGACTTCATCCCCGCCGCGCAGTCCGCGAAGGATCTGCAGTACATCGAGGCCCGCAAGCTCACCCGCGAAGAGGTCGCGTCCGCCTACTTCATCCCGCCGCCCATGATCGGGCTGCTGGACCGGGCGACGTTCTCCAACGTCAAGGAACAGCACAAGCACCTTTACCAGGACACCCTCGGCCCGTGGCTGCAGCGGATCCAGCAAGCACTCATGCTGCAGCTCCTCGACGACTTCGAGGACACCGACGGCGTCTACCTCGAGTACAACCTCGAGGAGAAGCTCCGCGGCTCCTTCGAGGAGCAGTCCGCACAGATCCAGTCGGCCGTCGGCGGGCCCTACATGACCCGCAACGAAGGCCGCGCCATGCGGAA